TCAACCCCGGGCGCGACGCGCCCGCCACAGCAACGCCAGCGTCACCACCAAGCCGGTGGTCAGCACCGCAACCGCCGGCGACGGCGCCCAACCGAGCAACCGGGCGAGGCCGTGGATCTGCTCGGACACGCCCTGCGCCTGGGCCGCCACGCCTTGCGCCTGCTCGGCAATCTCCTGCACCTGCTGGGTCACTTGCAACACCGGGGCGAGCACTTCCGCCACGACGCCCAGTGAACCGCCGATTGCCAGCGTCCCGGCGGCGGCGCGGACGGCGGCAGCCGGCACGGTGGGCGCCGCCGGCTCGACCGTCTGGGCCATTGGGCCGTCGTCGAGCGCGCGACGCCAGTCCGCCCCACGGAACAGCAGTTCCTCGGCCCGCCGACGCCGCACCAGGCCGGGCAGCACCCGGCCGCCTCCATAGACCCACGCGCCGAACTCGGCGGCGGCACCGGCGCTGTCTCCGGCGTTCAGCTTGCGCAGCAGGGTGGATGGCTTTCCGCTACGCAGGCGCACAAAGCCGTCCTTACCCGGATCCTTCCCCTTTCTGGCCCGGCCCGGCCCGATGTTGAAAACGAAATCGATCAGTGCGGCCCGCTGTCCGTCGGTCAGGGGCACGGTCACGGCACCATCAACGACCGCGGCCGCCTCGGCCAAGTCGCTGGCGAGCAAACGCTCGGCCTGATCGGTGGTCATGGTGTCGCCCGCGGTCACGGCCTGGGTGTGGCCGTAGCCGATGGTCCACACGCCGGCCGGGCAGCGGTACGCGGTTCGGGACAGCCCCTCGAAATGGCGGGCCACATCGAGGGCGGCGGGCGGCGGGGCCGCCCGAAGGGTGTCGGTCATGGTCACTCCTGTATTGATTTGGGGCGGGCATCGTTCCGGTGCGGGCGGAGCCGCGCCCGCAGGCGCGTCCACCACACCGGCGGGCGTTTGGCGACATCGCCGAGCGCCAGGGCGAGGCGGACCAGCACGAGCATCAGCCCCAGCGCGGCGGTGGCGAGCTGGAGGCCGAGCGTCAGGTCGGCGGCCCAGAGGGGAATGGTGGCCGCCACGGTGCCAGCGGGAAGGTCGAAGGCGGTGCGAGCGGTCATGGCGGGTCCTGCGGGCATGAAAAAAGCCGCCTCAAGGGCGGCCGGGCATCAGACGGATCGGGTGTTGTCGCGGTGGTCAGGTCTTGATGATGTACTTCATGCCGATGGCGGTCGCGCTATTGTTTTCGGTGGGGAAACCAAACATGGAGTTCATCCAGGTGGTGGGGGTGCTGCCATCACCGATGCTGATATGCAAATGAGACCGCTCTCCAATCTCGAACCCGTCTTCGCGGCGAGCCCCCGCCCCGACTACGAAGAGGCCCCGCAGGTCGGGCAGATTGAACGTCGTGGACCCGTTTCCATTCCCCCACGCCCAGTTTGCATAGATGGCCTCGAACAGCGCGGGGTACTCGCTACGGGACACCTCCGACCCGTCGCACTCCAGCCAGCCATCCGGGACGAAGAGGGGTCCCGCGTACATCATCATGGTGCCCGGGGGAACCCCGCCCCCACCCCCGCCCGCCAGCGCCGCCTTCAGCTCGTTGATCGCGCGGACGAGGCTGGTGGTGTCGGAGGTCTGGAGGTCGTCGAGCTTGCCGATGCCCTGCTGCATGCCGATGAGCAGGGGGGCGAGGCCGGACAAACCCAAGGTGTCGGCGCCCGCCACCCGGCAGCCTGCTTCTTCGGGGCTCAACGCTCCGAGATACGAGCGGAGCTCGTCGTCCGCGGCGGGGTTCCCAGCCACGTAAATCCGCATGCTGTAAGGGTTGACGGAGAAACCAGCCCCCATGTCATCGATCACATGGATACTTTGCGCATGGTAGTGCTTGGAGGCGTCAACCGTGGTGGTGATGGAGACGTTGCCGGAGCCGTCGAAGTTCACTGACCCTGTGACGCCCCCGCTCAGAGCGATGGTCCGGGCGGTGGCGAGCTTGGTGGCGGTGCCGGCGTTGCCCGAGACGGACGTCTGGGCGGGATGGACGTGGTCCGCGCGGGCGGCCTGCCCCGAGGTGCCGACGGCCGCCGTGCCGGGGGCCGAGGGGGTCACGCTGCCCACCGTCGCCTTGCCGTTCCAAGTCGCCTTCTCGGCGTCGGTCACGAACCGGTTGTTGGCATCCTGGGTGACCGTCGCGTTGATGCTGACGGCGCCGGACAGGTCGGTGGTAACCGAGCCGGTGACACCCCCGGTCAGGCTGATCGTGCGCGCGGCGGTCAGTTTGGCCGCCGACGCCACTGCTTTGGCGCTGTCCGCGGTGTTGTCCACGCTCCCCAGACCGACGTCGGCTTTGCTCAAAGTGACATCGCCGCTCTTGCCCGCCACGGTCTTCACGGGAGCCGCAGCGGCGGCGCGGGCCGTCGTGAAGTAGAGGTTGGCCGCACCTTCCGGCACCGCGTCGGTGGAGCCGGGCGAGGCCGATATCTCGACGTAGCCCGATCCGGACCAGCGATACGTCTTGTTGGTGCCGGTGGCGACGTAGATCTTGCCGGTCTCGCCGGGAGCCGGAAAGTTGCCGGTGGCGGAGAACTCCAGCACGTCATCCACATAGGACGGCAAATAGGACGCCGGCACCTTCCCGTCGCTGCCGAGGGGCGTCACGCCGTTGGCGGCGCCCTTCTCGCTGGTCGCGATCCGCGCCGTGCTGTCCACCGCGTTGATCGTGATGCCGGCGCTGCCGTCGAAGGGGACGTTGTTGATGGTCACCGCGCTGGCCAGCTTGGTTGCCGTGCCGGCGTTGCCCGACACGCTGGTCTGCATTGGATGGACATGGTCCGACCGGGCCGCCGTGGCCGCCGTGCCGGCGGAGGCCGTGCCCGCGGCCGAGCCCGCCGTCGTGCCGACCGTGGCTTTGCCGTTGATCTGGGCCTGGATCGGCCCGGTCACGCCGTCGAGACAGCCCAACTCCGTCACGCTCACCGCCGCCGGCCAGTCGCTGTGCGCGGTCACGCTGTGCGCCGTCGGGGTCCGGGCGTCGGAGAGGCGGCTGTCGCTGCCCAGCACCACCTCGCCCGATGCCGCGTTGCCGCCGGCCGGGGCGTTCCTGGCCGCCGCCGAGCCAAGCGCCGCCTTGTCCGCCTTCTGGGCGGCCAGCGCCTGCTCCGCCGCCTGGGCGCGGGTGGTCTCGACCTGAACCGCCTGCTGAACGTTCACAGTGGCCTGAGCCGCCGAGGCCGCCGCCGCCTCGGCATGCTCCGCCGCGGCCTCTTCGCTGTGGCGGGCCGCCTGGGACGACGAAAGCGCCTCCTGCGGAGCGGCGACCGCCGCCTCATAGAGCTGGATCATGTTGCTGGTGCGGGCCGCCAGATCGGCGGTGATCGACGCCGTGAAGTTCTGAATGATCCCGTACGGCAAAGCCCCGCCGGACGTCCCGGCGAAGGGAGTGGCCAGGGTCAGCCGCTCGTCTTCGAACGACACGATCTCGTAAAGGCGCCCACCGTCCAGGGTAAAGACGTCACCGGCCTTCAGCTTGCCGGACCAGCGCGTGTTGGAGCCGAGCACGGTCGTGGACCCGTTGGTGACCGCCACGCGGCCGACTTTGTACCAGCTCATGCTTTCACCTTTTCGATCGTGGGTTGCGGGGGAAACACGACCTCCGCCGGGTTGGTGAAGGTGTGGTTGAGGTCGCGCAGCGCCTGCCGATAGGCGGTCAAGGCCTGCCGGCAGGCTTCGGTCAACGGGAAATCGGGCTGCATGTACCGGTCGGTGGCGGTGAGCCGCCGACCGGCCTCGGCGGTGATCCCGCTCCAGTCTACGGGGGCGTACTTAATGCGCATGGACGATGACCTCCCCCTGCTGCTCGGGAAAGGCGTCGAAAAACAGCCGGTGGGTGCCCCTGCGGACGGTGGCGAACTCCACCACGCCGTCTTCCACTATAAAATGCCCGGCAGGGGTGACCACCGAGCAGCCCACAGGTACACCGGTCACCGTAACGAAGTCCTCGCCGTCGGCCACAAGCTCGGTCTTGGAGACCTGGAGGTCCAGAGGCGGCCGTTCCAACAGCTGGCCCGTGGAGACGTCGATGTAGTGGGTCGTCCCGTCCGCCTCCTCGGGGTAGAAGGGATCGTGCTGGATACCCAGCAGCGAGGCGGGCATCGTCCAGACGCCTAGGATGCGGCCGGTGACCGCGTGGTAGGGGCTGACCTTCGCGACGGAGGGGGCGGAGGCCTCGCCCTCCATCTTCTCAGGTCCCTGGGTCTCGTCAATCATCTGCGTTTCCTCTCGATCAACGACGAGCCAACATGGCGGCGATGCCCCGGTTGCCGACGTAACAGGCAGGGCCATCCGAGAAGCCCTTGGCGAACACGAGGCGGTACTGCACCGTAATATTTGCGGGCGGCCGATCTAAGGCGACCGCAGCGTAAGCTCCCGCATTGCCAGGCCAAGAATTTCCAACGGCGATACTCTGCACGACAATGCTGGCCTTCGTTACCTCGGCATGGCTGGCACTGTTGTAGTTTTGAATGCGAAGTACCCAGCCGGCGATGTTGTTGTTGTTTGTGATGCCGCCGTCAACTCGGCAGGTGGCGGCTGCCATGACTAGTACGGGAGATCCGTCAGTTACGATTGCGGAAGTCGTGCCGTAGTCATAATCTTGATTATTGGGGGTGGTGAAGGTATTGCCGATCCACCTGTCGTCAGGTTGGTAGTACCCCGCGGGCACCGTCACCGAATTCCCCTCGATCTTCAGGGTGGTGACCGCAGCCTGACCGATGAGAGAGCCATAAATCGTGCCGACCTCAAGATGGTCACCGACGATGGTTCGGGCGTTGATCTTGTTGGCAGTGACGGATCCCGTGGCGAGGTGGGTCGAGGTGACGGTCTCCGCGACGAGGTTCCCGCCGAAGATTTTGGTCACACCCCCAGGCTGCCAGGGCTGGGGCTCCGTGGCGTTCGGGGCGCATTCCCCGAAGAAGGGCATGACAAAGAAGCCCCAGCTGTCAGCGTTCCCAGGTTTGGTGTTCCACTTGATGAGGATGGGCCGTGCAGCGACGGCCCCCGCAGGAGGCGTTGCCTTGACCCAGAGCCGCTTATACCCCGCCAGGGAGCGTCCTCCCCCGCCCTCCTCGTTATTGGTGGTGCCGAAGGTTTCTCCTATGTTGAGGCCCGCGGCATTGTAGAAGGCGACCCCCACCTGAGTCATGCACCGATGGGCGCCGGTGTAGATGCTGAATTCGCAGGTCTTCGATGGGTCGATTGGGATACCGAGCCAGTTGTTGTCGGGGTGGCTGTAATAGGAGGTCCAATTGTTGGAGGGGGCGGTGGCGCCAATCTGGCGTACCCAGAGCATATGGCCGCCCACCAGGGTCCAGTCAGACCCGGGCCCGTTTTCCTGAAATTCCACGCCAGCTATCAGGTTAGCGCCCCCGGTATTATAGACCGTCAGATTCCAGCAAGCCCAGCCAGCCTCAAAGCCGCTGTTGGACAGCTTGTTGCCCGTCGAGAACTGGGCAAATTTGTCAACGGTCAGAGAGCCCGCCGCCACGTGGGCGCCAGTGAGGCTGAGGGCTTTGACCTCCCGGGCCGTGACGGTCTCGGCGGCGATCTTTCCGCCGTCAATCTCGGTGGTGTTACCGTAGAACCAGCCGCCGACCGTGGTCAGTGTGTTGCTGCCCTTGACGATGATCTTGCCGGGGTTGATGCTCGTGCTGCCGGCGTTGATCCGCCCTGCCGGGTCCTGGGCGCCGGTGGCAGCTTGGCTGACGACGGTGGACAGCGTGGACCCGCTGGCGCTGCCGATCCTGATGGAGTCGGTTAGCACGCTGCTGGCCTTCAGGTGCTTGGCGTCGATGCCGTTCGGGCCGATGTGGGTGTCACCGATCCAGCCCGTTCCGATAACCACAGAGCGCAGATAGACCGTGCCGTTCTGAACAACGAATGGGCTGATCTTCGAGCCACCCGGCGCCGTGATTTCGAACTTTTCGGCCAGGACAGTGAAGGTGCTGGTGGGCACGCCGTCCTTGGCGGTCGTGGCAAGGCCGAAACCTGAGACGTACCCATTGACGTCCACCTTGACGGTGTACTGCGCCGACAGACCGTCGATGCTCAAGGCTTGCTCTTGGATCGCGGCGTAGTTGCCGTCGGCGAGGGTTTGCACGGTGTCGATGCGGGTGGACATGCTCCCAAGGGCAGACGCCCGCGCGTCCGCCTCCTGCTGCACCATCGCCACCATCTCGCCCGGAGCCAGCGACCAAGCGGAGGGGGTGTTGCCCTCCTCAAGCTGGACGTCGGTCACGTCCACCTGGGCGCCCGCGAGGTTGTACTGGAAGAAGCGCAGCCGGCAGTTCTTGATCGCCGCCAGGGACGACTTCCACACGGTGCTGAAGGTCGTCCACTCCGAGGACGTGACGGCGAATGCTGTCTCGGGGAGGGTGTCCGGGTTCAGGTCGGCGTGCAGTTCGCTTGAGGCGCCTGCCGCCAGTCGGGCCTTGAAGGACAGGACATAGTCGGTGTCCGGTTTCAGCTCGGTGAGGACCGGGGAGACGGTGCTCTGGGCGTTGCCTGAGACCCGCACCCGGTACCGGCTCGCAAATGTGGCGTCCTCCGTGACGGGGAAGGCGCTTGTCCAGCGGTTGAGGCGCTGCACGAGGTTGGTCCCGCCGGAGAACCGGGCGAACAGCTTGGTGATGTGCTGGGACAGCGCCTCATCCTCGTTGGCACGGGTCGTCGCCTCCGTCTGGATGGCGGCGACGTTCTGCCCGATGCGGGGATCTTCCGCGCTCTCCCATGCGGTTCCCGACCAGCGCTTTGGCACGCTGTTGTTCGCTGTGTCGTACCAGACGTCGCCGGTCTGGGGCGAGGCGGGGGCGGAGGCCTGCCGGAAGGTGCGCACCCGGTCGGCCTTGCTGATCGCCGTGTTGACCTGCGTCGTCAGCGCCGCGTCACCATCGGCACGCGCCGTCTGCTCGGCCTGGATGGCGGCGGTGTTGCTCGCCGTGCGCGGGTCCTCAACGTTTTCCCACACGGTCCCAGTGTAGCGTTTCGGCGCGTTGTTCGAAGACGTGTCGTACCATATGTCCCCGGTCTGCGGGCCGCCGGGCGCCGTGGCCTGCCGGAACGTCCGGGTTCGGGTCGCCTGGGCGGACACCGTGGTGATCTGCGAGGCCAAGGACGCATCCGCGTCCGCCCGCGCGGTCGCCTCGCTGGTGACGGCGGCGGCGTTGGCGGCCAGCCGCGCGTCGTCCACCAACTCCCACGCGGTGCCGTTGTAGCGCTTGGCCGCGTTGCCGTTGGCCGTATCGTACCAGACATCGCCGGCCTGCGGCGCGGCGGGCGCGGCGCTCTGCCGGAACGTTCGGGACCGTGACGCTTGCGCCGACACGATGCTGATGCTGCTCGCCAGGGCGGAATCACCGTCCGCACGGGCCGTCTGTTCAGCGACCACCGCGGCGGCGGTCGCCGCGATGCGCGGGTCCTCGGTGGACTCCCAGCCCGTCCCGGACCAACGCTTGGGGGCGTTGTTGCTGGCGGTGTCGTACCACAGGTCGCCAGCCTGAGGGGCGGCGGGGGCCGTGGCCTGCCGGAACGTCCGGGTTCGGGTCGCCTGGGCGGACACCGATGTCAGCGTGTTCGCCAGAGCGCCGTCGGCGTTGGTGCGGGCCGTCTGCTCCGCCAGAATCGCAGCGGCGTTGTCCGCGGTGTCGGCAACCACCGCGTCGATGCGCTGCCCAAGCGCGCTGTCAGCGTTGGCCCGCGTCGTCGCCTCGGTCTGCACGGCGGCCAGGGCGTTGCCCGCCTGGGCGGCGACCAGGGTCACGCTTTCGGCCAGGGCCTCATCCGCGTCGGCACGCGCCGTCTGCTCGGCCTGGATGGCGGCGGTGTTGTCCTCCACGACGGCCCCGAGGGTGGTCAGGCTCCGGGTCAGCGCCGCCGTCTCGTCGGTGAGGGTGGTGACCTCCTGCTGAAGACCCGTCTCCACGCCCGCCAGCCGGTCGCGCACCCCGTCAATCGTGGCGTCCACGCCGGTCATCGCCTGGGCGAGCCGCCGCTGCGCGCCCAGGCGGACCTCGTGCGCCGCCAGCACCGCCTCCAGGGCAGCCTCCTCCGCGAGACCCAGGCTCGCCGGGTCCACATCGGACAGGCGCTCGATGCGCTCGCCCAACTCGGCGGCAAGGTCCCCCGGCTCGATGCGCAGCGCGGTCACCGGGCCAAGGGCAATCCACTCGCCCTCATTGCCGCTGGTGTCCACGGACGCGGCCCAGACCCAACGGGTGTCCCCCGCCGTCAGGCCGGTCAGCGTCACCCGGCGCAGGCCCGCCCCGACCAGCATGGCGGCGGTCTTATCGGCGGCGGGCGCCGCGTAGAAACGGACCTCCAGAGTGTCGGCGTCTGCGGGGGGCGTGAACGTGAACACCGCGCCCCCGTACACCTCGGTCACTGCCATGTCCGTGGGCGGCCCCGGCGGCACGTCGTCGCCCGTAGCAGCAATGGTCTTTTCCGGCGTCCAGCCGGACACCCCGCCGACGGCACGGGCACGCAGCCGCACCCCGTAGGTGTAGCCGCCGACCACATTGACGACGCAGCGCCCGCCCCCCGCCGGGATGAGGGCGGGATTCGACGCCGTCCCCGGCCAGCCCGTGGTCAGGCCGTCGCGGATCTCCAGCTCGTAGTCCAGATCGGGAAGCTCGTCCCAGGTCACCACCAGCCGGATCAGCACCGCCCCGTCCGGTCGCCCGCCGGCAGAAGCCGCGTCGAGCAGCGTGCCCACAGTCAAGCCGGTCGGCACCGGCACGGTCAGCGCCCCGGCGCCGTACGTCCCGTCCGGCTGCACCACGACGGGCCGCCCGGCCTGTCCGGCGTCGGGCGGCAGCAGGGCGTAGCGGCCGAGCTGCGTGGCGTAGACCCGCTGCTGCCCCGCCGGCCAGACGACGCGGGCGCCCCCGTTGGACGAGCCGTAGACCGCCAGGTAGCGCAGCCGGTCCGGCGCCACCAGCCGCACCCGGACCAGCTCCGAGGTGAGCCCGTCCTCCCGGCACACCGTGGTCTCGTCGCCGACAGCCATCCGGCTGGTGAAGGACCAGAAGGACGGTTCCGGCCCCTGAAGAATGATGTCGCCCTGGTCACCGGTCGAGGTGGTGACTTCCGAGGCGCGATCAGGATAGACGAAGGCCATCAGAACCGCCGTTCTTTGATCTGGAAGGTTTTGGTGAAGATGCCGAGGCGGCTTTCGTTGACGCCGCCGGTGTCCACCGGCTTTCCCCACACCGTGTAGTGCGCAAGGTTCGGGGCGTTGGGCCGCGCCACCATCAGGATGTCGCCGGTTTTGCCGGCCAGCCGTTCGATCTCGAGTGCGACCTCGTCGCGCTCCCGGCGGGTCATCTCGCCGAACTCCGCGCTCAGAACGCGGCGCCGTGGCCCGGCGCGGGAGTACATCTGGCCGCCGGCGCCGTCACGCTCCTCCGACAGATCTTCCCAGCGCACACCCCAGTTCGCCTTGAAATTGAAGGCGAAGCGATGCAGCGGCGCCAGGACCAGCCGGCCGGCGCGCGAAACCTCCCGGTCCGGATCGGTGACGGCCACCTCCCACACCCGTGCGGTGACCGTCGCCGGCAGCAGATGGATGGCGTAATTGTGCGCATCGTCGACATGCCCCGGCCCGGCGTAGGTGTAGAGCGGGGCGGCCGCCAGATCGGCCGCCGTCGCGGCCGCGCGCACCCGCAGGGTGGCCGCCGGCCCGGCGTTGACCAGAGGCAGCACCACCGCGTCCACCGGCTTGCCGGCGTGCAGATCGGCGCGAACCGCCAGTTCGGGACCGGCCTGCTCGTGATAGCGGGCCACGTGCTTGATTTGCAGCCGCTCCACACCCAGCGTGTCCGGCCCGGGGTGGAGAGCGGTCAGGGTGGCGGTGTCGGCGTGGTTGATCCAGCCGACCCGTGCCGTCAGGTTGTCCATGTCACACCTCAATAACCAGTTCGGTCCATTCGCCCTCGGCGACTTCCGCCACCACGCCGATCTGGCCGCCCTCCAGGCCATGGCCGTCCCACTGGATCGCCACCTCGTCCCCGATGTCGAAGAAGAAGGGGGGCGTGTCGGGCACGACCCGGTAATGGGCCCGGTTGCCGAGCCAGTGGGCCAGGGACGCCTGCAGGACGGTTTCGCAGCCGATCTTGTCGGCGAGGCAGGTCTCCACGGCGGCCGGATCCTGCGCGCCCAGATGAAGGCGGTCGCGGGTGACCTCGTCCTTCGCTTCCGCGATCTCCTGCCCCCGCGCCAGCCAGCGGCGCCGCTCCGGCCCGCCGACGGGGTCGAGCGCGCCGGGGGTGTCGTCCCCCTTGAGCTGGCTGGCCGTCTGAGGCGTCCAGTTGCGGTCGTACCCGCCGCGCAACCGCCACGGCGGCGGATAGACCTCCGTGGGAAGCTCGGCCGGCTGCAGGCTGATCAGCGTCCCTTCGGCCTTGGAGAGCAGGCAGCGCGGCGATCCCGTCGCCACCTTCCAGACACCGACCTGGAGTTGGCCGCGCCACGAGAACGCCCCCCAGCCGCAAGGCGCCAGAAGGCGCTGGATCAGCGACAGGACGGTGGGCTCCTCGCCGTGGGAGACGTAAAGCTGCACCTCGCCGGGCATGTCGGCCGCGAAACGCTCGAAATGGCGGACGGATTTCCGCGTCGCCGGAAGGCCGCCGCGCCGGAAGGCCAGATCGTCGATCACCAGGGCGGTGGTGTTGAGATACACCCCATCCACCACCAGACCGTCGAAATCGCAGGTCACGTCGCCCGCCGGCTCCGCCGCCAGCGTGAAGGTCGAGGATGCCAGATCGACGGACGCAAGGTCCGCGGGCAGTTGCGGGATGCCGGCGACATAGACCGCCCGCAGGGCGCGCGACGGGCCGTCGTTGAACTGGTAGGCCGGAACCGTCGTGGCGATCCGGGTCGGCGTCACGTTGTTGCACGGGCCATAGCCGAAGGGCCGGCGGCGGTTGGCGATTTCCGGAGGGGCGTCGTCCGGGTAGGTCGCGGTCTGGGCCGGCTTGTCGAGCAGGTAATCCCAATCCCGCAGCCGGATGCGCACCGTGTCGTCGTCGCCGGGCACGATGTCCCGGGCCGTGCATTCGAAGACAACCTCGGTCGTTCCGTCGGGCCGCGGCTGCAGCACCTCGACCGGACGCCCGTCGACGGCGACGCGCCGCAGCAGATCGCTGCGCTCGCCCTCCAGATTGTCCAGTTCAAGGTCGCCGAGGCTGGCGGTCGCCCAGCCGCCGACCATTCCGCCGGTCAGGATCGTGCGGCTGAAGGAAGGAGTCCGCAACCCGTCCTCGAACTCCCTGTGGTCGCGGTCGATGTAATTTATGGTCCCATAACGCAGCATGACGTCTCCGATGGCGAGAGACAGGCGGTCGCGGCGGGCGCCGAAGGGGGCCGCGCCGAAGGGAGAGGCGCCGAACATGACGTACCCTTGGACAGTGGCGAGGGTGGTGCGGGCGGAAGCCCGCAACGGCGGCGGCGGAACGGTGGCCGGCACCGGGGGGTGCCAGACCGGCCGGCGGGTGAAGGCGCGGACCATGGCCAGGGACCGCCCCGCTTCGACGCGGGGCGGCGGACGGGTGACGCCGCTCAGATCGAGCGGCGCCGGTTCCGTCACGGTCAAGGGCTGCTCCTCGATCCGGACGAGGAAGACACGCATCAGGCCGCGCGCCCCGGCAGCGTGCCGGCGTCGCCGGCCCGCTTGAACTGGCCGCGCAGCGCGGCCAGCGCCTTCTCCTGGCGCAAGCCGCTGTCCTTCAGCCCTTCGAGGACCGTGGTCATGTCGGCGCCGTTGAAGACGACCGCGCGGAGCAATTGCCGCAGCGTCTCCACCACCGCGGTGTCGGGGGCGGGCATCGTGGTCGTGGTGCCGCCGCCGCGCCGCAGGAAATCGACGCTGGCCCGGCTGGTCATCACCATCGAGCCGGTCGGCAACCGGATCAGCTCCGGCCCGGCGTCGTTGACCATGGTGAGGCCGGTGGCCGGTCCGCCGGCGCCATGGGGAAGCCGGTTGATCGCGTCGACGATGGAGCTGTCGTAGGATTTGACGGCCGGAAGGTTGGCGACCTCCCCCATGATCTTCTGCCAGAAGGCCGTGGCGCCCTGGCTGCCGAAATAATCGGTGTAGGCGGTCAGCAGACGGTCGGCGGTGCTGGCCATCCGGCCCAAAGCGTCGTTGTCGTTGGCGGCCGCCTTCGCGAGATCCGACTGGTATGCGCTCAGCGCGTTGGTGTAGGCGGTGGACGCGGAGACTCCGGCGGAGCTGGTGCCCAGCTTGTTGGTCAGCCAGTCGGTGAGCGATTCTCCGGACTGCCGCGCCTTTTCATAAGCCTGGGCCTGCTTCTCGAGAGTTTGCACCTCCTGCAGTCGGGCGCGGACGACTGGATCGGTGACCGCCGACAGCTCCCGCGCCTGCTCCAGCTCGATCTGGTAACGGTCGAACTCCGCCTGGGACAGCTGGCCCAACGCCACCTGGACGGCCCGGTAGCGCTGATCCAGGCCGGCCAGGGAATCCTGGCGTGCGATGTCGCGCGCCGCGGCAGCCAGCCCGGACATCACCGGGTCGAGCTCAGCGAAATACTCGACCGCCTTTCCCAGCTGGTTGACGTCGAGCCCGTCAAAGATCGCCTTGGCCTGGGCCGCGTACATGTCGTTCGGGTTGCGGCCCGACATCAGGCTGTTGGCCCAATTGTTGTTCCACCAGGTCCGCACGTCGGTCAGCTGGTTCAGGTAGTCGGCTCCGCGGGCGCTGTTCAGCCCGGCGTCGAACGTCTTCCGGTAATCGCCGTAGATCTTTTCCTTCGCGGCGGCTTCGACATCGTTGATCAGGCCGACCAGGGCGGGATTCACCTTCCCCACCTGATCGCGGAAGGCGGCCATCTGCCCGTCCAGTTCCGCCACCGCCACCTGCACCGTCTGCCATTGCACCGGGTCCCGGATGTTGTCCAGGATCGCGGTCAGCTGGCCCGTCGCCATGGACGCGTAGTCCGCTTCCAGGCCGAACTCCTGCGCCAGCCTGAACTGGTCGACCATCGGCTGAAGGCTCTCGGCGGTCGCCGCGAAGGCCGATTTCTGGACCGCGTGCAGCGAATTGTCCAAATTGGAGAGTGCCGAGTTCGCCTGCTCGATGGACTTGGCCAGCGACAGCCCCTGGACGATCTTGTTCAGATCGCCGCTGTTCTGCGCGGCATCGGACGCCAGGGCCTTGCCGACCAGCCCATCGGCGGTCAGCGTGCCCATCACCTCGCGGATGAACGCTTCGGGTGTCTGGGCCCTTTTGCCGTTGTTCACGACCTTGGGACCACCATCCACGAAGAAATATTGCTGCCCTTCGCGGACCTGCACGCCGAGCTGGGTCATGGCGTTGACCGCGGTGGCCACGGCATCGGTCACCGCCACCACACGGTCGGTGCTCCCGCCGTTGTCCGCATCGGCACCGATCCGGACCAGCTTCCCGTTCTCGACCCGCAAGGTCGCGGCGGCGTTCGGGCCGACGGAGGCTTTTTGGGTACCGATACCGCCGCCCAATGCACCGGCGACGGCACCGACCACAGCACCGGCCAACGTTCCAATGCCAGGAAAGACAGAGCCATAGGCCGCACCGGCCGCTGCGCCAGACAGGGCCCCGGCCCCGGCTCCCACCACCTTGCTGTTGCTTTGAGTGCCCGCCCAGCCGCCAAACAACGAACCAGCGGCGAATCCGCCTCCGGCGGCACCCAGCACACCGCCCACCGTGGTGCCGGCCGCGGCCTGGGAGCCATTGGCGCCGATCGTGGCCCCAGTCGTGCCACCATTGACCCCAGCCAAATTGGCCATTTGCATCTGCTGCACTGTCATGCTGGGCATGTACACACTACCGCCCGCAGACATACCGCCAATCGGCACGTAGCCAGCCGTAAAGGTGCTGGCCGGGATCGCCGGAGCTCCCCACAACGTTGTATTCATCACGCTGTTGTAGGCACTCGTCAGGCCCAGCTTGTCACCAACCCACAGGGCTCCCTGCTGCTTGGCGTAATTGGTTGCCATGCCATTGGCCTGATCCACAATATCGTAGCCACCCTGGGCCGCGCCGTTGCCCGATGTTCCAAAAGCACCCCACAGCGTCGGACCATTGGTTCCGAAGAACGCGTTCTTCAGCGGCTGTATGGCTGCCATCTTGACCAGATCGACGGCGAGTTCACCGATGATCGCCTTCGTGGTCTTGCCCCAATCCAACGCCGCCATCTTGCCGGTGACGAACGCCTTCACTAGGGCGTCACCCATTTTGTCGAACGCCTTCCCCAGCGTTTCGGCCAAAGCCTTCCCAGCGTTGTTAACTGTTTCCTCGGCTTTCTTCGGATCGGCCGACGAATCATTGGCGGCCGCCGGTTTGGCGGCGGCGGCAACCGGGGCGTCGCGTTTTTCGCCGGCGGAACTGGTTTGCACCGGGGCCGATTGCCGCGCCACGGCTGTCTGGAGAGACCCCGTGGAGCCCTGCGCCTTGGTCAGGTCCCCGATCCGGCCGGACAGCGCCTCGAAGGCCGGACCGTTGAGATTCGCGGCGGCCTGGGCGGCGCTCTCGTGAATCTTTGCCATCGCACCGGCCCAGGACCCGGCGGAGGCCGTCGCGGTGGCGGTGCTGGCCGCCTGGGCGTCGGCGGCGGCTTCCGCCGCCCGCATGCCGGCCACCCACCGCTCGTGCGCGGCGGTGGCCTTCCGGACGGCCGCGTCCTGCTGCGCCAGGATGACCGCGCGAAGCCGTTCCTTGTCGGCCAGCGCGTGTTCGCTGGCTTCCAGATTGGTGAGTTCATCCGCGAAGCGGCTGGTGATCGCCGTCACCTTGGTCGTTAGCCGTTCGACATCCCCGTACTGGCGGGCAAGCTGCTCACCGGATTTGGTCGCGCGGACGGTGGTGGATATCCAGTCGTCGTAGCCGACGACCAGCTGTTCTGCTGCCATGGCTGCCTCAGCGGCGAGAGGTGATGATCAGGGCGGACGAATCCGCCGGTGGGGCGGCGTGGCGGGCAGGATGGAGGGGGCGTTGCTCATGCCCCCTCCCCGGCCTCGCCGCCGGTCTGGGCGGCGCTCTGCCTGGACGTCTCGGCCCACCAGGCGAGGTACAGCTCGTCCATGTGATGGAGCAGCGTCCGCAGGAGGTCGGCGTCGACGGCGTTGCGGTCGGCGTAGGCCGTCACCACCGACCAGGGAATCCGGCAGGGCGTGGCGGGTCCAAGTCCGCCCGGCCGCCAATGCCGGTCGTCGGCAAGGTCGTGCCACGCGCGCCAGACCCATCGGCACCAGGGCTCGACCTCCACCGCCTCCCCGAGCCCGGCCCGGCGCGCCGCGACGATCGCCACGGCGTCCGGATCCTCGTCCATCAGCTCGTCCAGCAGGTCGTCGGTCTCGGCCCGCCGGTCGAGCCAGTCCCGCAGCGCCGCGGTCAGTTTCCCCGGGCGGCCTCCAGCTCCTCGGCCTTGCCGTCCTGCGCCGTGGTGGCGGCACCGAAAGCGAGGTCGAGCAGCCTGGCGCCGCGGGGCTCCAGGATCAGGTCGCAGAATTCGGCGAAGGGCAGTTCGCGGCCGCCGATGACGCAACCCTCCACGTCGACCAGGCTGTGGTCGATCAGGCAGCGGGCGTTGATCCGGCGCTTGTGCGACACCGGCAACCGGTTGGTGTCGCCGTTGAAGCCCTTGGCCGCCTGGCGCTGCTGGCGGGCCTGGGCATCGTAGTAGGCGTCCGGCAGGCCCTTCGTCCTGATGCGCAGGCTGCGGTCGGGGTCCGGGGTGATCCACACGCCGTCGCGCGCGACGCGCTCGTCCACCAGCAGGTCGCCGAGGTCGTCGGTCTGCGGGGCGGCGGCCGGCAGGCCGTGCGAAACATGTTCGAAGGTCATGAGCGTCTCTCGTGCTTGGTCGTTGGTCGGGATGCGCGGAAGCGGGCGGGCGCCGACCAAACGCCCGCCCCGGTTCGCGCGAACCGTCTGCCGCCCGGTGGGGCAGCCTCGTTCCCGTTGGTCGCCGGGATGCCGGTTACTGGAAGAATTCGATCCGGTTCAGGATCAGCTGCGCGTTGGTCAGCGGATCGCGCGAGGCGGTCAGCTGCGCCGGCAGCGTGACGTCCTGGCTCTTGCCGCCGACGCCCGGATCGCCCTCACGGGCGGTGAGGCGCGGCGACTCCCAGATCATCGCCCGGCCGCATTTCTGCAGGCGGCAGTTGACGCCGATCTTCTCGCCGGACTCGATCCGCGACAGCAGGGCGCGGGACCCGAAATAGGTGTCCAGCTCCACCTTCACGTCGCAGGCGCCGTCGCGGATCGCCACCGCCGCCGGGGCGGTTCCGTCGCCGTTGGACAGCGCGTCGCGGGTGCTCAGGTTGTTGGTGATCGTGAACTTGATGGCGCGGGCCCAGTCGGGATTGCCCAGCGCCGCTCCGCCGACGCCGATCCGGCCGCAGTTCGCGGAGAAGGCCATCGCCGGATAGTCGACCATGTCCGGAGCGTCGGCCGGCGCAACGTCGAGCGCGACGCCGGACGAGCCGCCCTTCATGCCCATGAAGGCCACCGTCCCGGTCGCCGGCTTCTTCGCTTCGCCGCCGAATTCCAGGCTGTTCACCCGCATGCCGGTCTGGGCGATGAAGCTCGGCGGGTTCTGCTCCATGAAGCCGCGCTCCAGCGTCACCGAACGCACCTGCGACCCGTTCTTGATGACGTCCCCGTGCCAGACGCGGATCGTCTTGTCGGCGCCGGCATCGACCGCCCAGCCGGCCGGCCGGTTGTCCAGGGCCAGCTCATGCGGCGCGATGCCGACGATGCGGACCCAGGCGTTGCACGCCGCCGTGCCGTAACGGTAGGCGTCGGTCGTCCCGCCGATCTTGATCCACTGCCCGACCGACAGGCCCAGCGTGGTGAAGTCGAGAGCGGTGGACCCGAGCCCGGTCAGCGTCGTGGCGAGATCTCCGGAGGCTCCTTCGAATCCCACCACCTTCAGCCGCGCCGCGGCGCCCGGAGCGGCCTCGTCCAGCAGGCCGCCATCCGCGAAGGCCGGAGCGGTGGCGGAGCCGGCGGTCACCTTGCGCACCCCGTTGTTGGCGGCCTCGAAACCGGTGAAGCGCACCAGATGACCGGCCGCGAAGGCCGGGCCGTCGGTCACCGCGACGACCTGCGCATCGGCGCTCACCGAGGTCACCGCCGACGCCGGCAGGCCGTCGTTGTCACGGAACGGCGTGTTCACCCAGTCGGCGCAGAAGGCGCTGGCGATCTCGGAGTCGAGGAGGCTGCCCGGCACCGGATAATGCCATTCGATGCCGATCTGGCCGCCGTTGCTCTGGCCGACGCTCAGCGGATCGGCGCTCATGCGGTCGTCGCGCAGTTCCCCGGATTCCTCATAATCGGTCTTGTAGGTGAGGCCGATCGAGGTCACCCGCTGCTGGCGCAGGCGCGGGGTGACGGGGGTGGTGCCGGGCACCGCTTCGAGGACACCGGCGAGGCGCACCCGGTTCGAACTGGTCATGTTGAACGGCTCCTTTCGGCCATGAAAAAAGCCGCCCGAAGGCGGCTTGGCGGCGGATGGGGCCGGTCGTGGGACGGCCCCTCCGTTGGGATCGTGCCGTTCCGGTTCGCCCGATGGGGCAAAGGGAACGCCCAGGTCCTTGGGTTCCTCCGCCGGTGGGAACACGGGTTCCACCCCGGCGAGGAGACACACGATCAAAACAACGACGCCCGCCGCGGCGGAGCCGGGCGGGCGCGGGTAACGCATTGTCTCCTACAGATTGGATTATATTCCTCGTCTTGTAAAGCACTTTCTTGCCTCGTCCAGAAAATGCGTCGGCGACATCGCCCGAACGCCATGTTCGCCGCCAACGGCGCGGCCGGTTCCGGCGGTCGAGTTCCGGCTGTCGGGATCATCGATACGCCAATGCTCGGGTGGGCGCTGGACGGGGCGCATCGGCATCGCCAAACTCTACGGAGGCGGGTTGAACGGACGAACCGACGAGGGGAGAGGGGACGCCATGGCATTCGCCCACACTCTGGCCGGAACGCGGTACGCGTTTCCCGACTTGAAGACGCTGCTCGCCCGCGCCTCGCCGCCGCGCTCGGGCGACGCGCTGGCCGGGCTGATCGCCGCCAGCGCGGCGGAGCGGGTGGCCGCGCAGATGACCCTGGCCGACCTGCCGCTGCGTCATTTCCTGAGCGAGGCGGTCGTGCCCTACGAGGCGGACGAGGTGACCCGCCTGATCGTCGACGGCCATGACGGCGCCGCCTTCGCCCCGGTCGCCCACCTGACCGTCGGCGGCTTCCGCGACTGGCTGCTGTCGGAGGCAGCGGACGCGGCGGCCCTGACGGCGCTCGCCCCCGGCCTGACACCGGAGTTGGTCGCGGCGGTGTCGAAGATCATGCGGCTGCAGGACCTGATCGCCGTCGCCGCCAAGACCCGCGTCGTCACGCGCTTCCGCAACACCATCGGCCTGCCGGGGCGCCTCTCCACCCGCCTGCAGCCCAACCACCCGGTGGACGACCCGCGCGGCATCGCGGCCAGCGTCCTCGACGGGCTGATGTACGGCAGCGGCGACGCGGTGATCGGCATCAACCCGGCGACCGACAGCGTGGAGGCGATGACCGCCCTGCTGGAGATGCTGGAGGAGCTTCGCCTGCGCACCGGCGCGCCGATCCAGTCCTGCGTGCTGGCCCATGTGACCACGGCGCTGCGGGCCATGGAGCGCGGGGCGCCGGTGGACCTGGTCTTCCAGTCCATCGCCGGGACGGAGGCCGCCAACCGCGCCTTCGGAGTCTCGCTGGCCCTGCTGGACGAGGCGTGGGAGGCCGGACGGGCGCTGAACCGCGGCACGGTCGGCGACAACCTGATGTATTTCGAGACTGGCCAGGGCAGCGAGCTGTCGTCCGGCGCGCATGAGGGGGTGGACCAGCAGACGGTGGAGGCGCGCTGCTACGCCGTCGCCCGCCGCTACCGGCCGCTGCTGGTCAACACGGTGGTCGGCTTCATCGGGCCGGAATACCTCTACGACGGCAAGCAGATCACCCGCGCCGGGCTGGAGGATCATTTCTGCGCCAAGCTGCTCGGCCTGCCGATGGGCTGCGACGTCTGCTACACCAACCACGCGGAGGCCGATCAGGACGACATGGACGCCCTGTTGACCCTGCTCGGCGTGGCCGGCTGCACCTTCATCATGGGGGTGCCGGGGGCCGACGACATCATGCTGAACTACCAGAGCACCTCCTTCCACGACGCGCTCTATGTGCGTCAGGTGCTCGGCCGCCGCCCGGCGCCGGAGTTCGAGGCGTGGCAGCAGGCCGCCGGCATCGCCGATTCCGCCGGTCGCCTGCGCTTCGACCCCGCCGCATCCTCCCTTCTACCCGCCCTGCCCCTGCCGGAGGAGCAGCCATGA